AAAGAGAACGAACAAAATCCAGAACACTCTCACGGTGGTATGTTATCTTGGGTTATATTTTTAAAAGTTCCTGATTTAGAAGAAGAACGAAGAAATTATAAAGGTAAGAGTTATGGACCAGGTGGTGTTACGTTTCATTATGGTGAAACATCTAATCCAACTTGGGCACAACACTCATATGGTTATATGCCTGAAGTTGGTGGTATGTGGATATTTCCTGCACAATTAAGACACCAAGTAACTTCTTTTAAAACTCCAGGTGTAAGAATAAGTGTGTCAGGTAATTTATTTTTTAATCATCCTAATGATAAATCAAAGACACTTGAAGAAGAAAACTTACAAAAACAAAATATGGACTTTGCAAGTAGAGTCGCTCAAAATATAAAATGAGGTTAATACAACCTATATTCGCTAGTTATTCTACAAGAGATACTGGATTAGGTGAAGATAATAAAATCTATAATGCGTGGAAAGAAGTTAATGAACGTGTTAAGAAAGATATGGATTTAGGTGTAAAAGAATTTCTTTTATTTTATATTCCAGAATTTAAATTAGGTGAGAAAGCAGATACGCATAGAGGCAACGAACATATAGACGCTCATAAGTTTGACCAAGTGTGTGTTACCGCTGCCAGTCTTTCAAGAGATATACAACCAGAAAATAGATTGATTGTAGATTTATGTTTATGTTCATACACGCAAGATGGTCATTGTTGTATTATAGGTGACCAAGAAAAAACAGATAAGTTATTATTACAATCCGCAAAAGATATTTACACAGCGTCTGGTGCTACAATAGCGCCAAGTGATTGCCAAGATAATACGGTTAAAAATATTAAATCATTAAAAGATGGTAATATAGATGTTATGAGTTATAGTACAAAGTTTCGTTCTACGTTTTATAGAAACTGGAGAAGTGCTATGAAGATAGCAAAAGGTATTTACAGACCATATCAATTAGATGTTGATGATAGAGAAGGTGCAATTGAAAGGTCAGTAAAATATTCAAATGATGGTGCAGATGAATTAATGGTTAAACCAGGTATTACGAGTTTAGATTTAATTAAACCTATCAAAGAAGCAACTGGTAAACCTGTTGGTGCTTATCAAACATCTGGAGAATGGTTAGGTATAGGTGCTCCAGGCAGTTTAGAAGAAACTTATGATATATTCAAAAGAGCTGGTTGTGATTATATGATTACTTACGGAGCAAGGAGATTAGCGTCATTATATTCATAAATAGTAGTATGACGACTACGTATGAAATAATAGAAGACCTAGATATTAATTTAGAAGAGTTAAGAAAGTGTTATGAAGAGTTTAAAGAGAAAAAAGGTTTTTCTACAGATAACCCAGCAAATATAGATTTCAATGCTATATGCGTCAACCGTAAGCCTGGGGATCCAAAATCAATATCTGGTGGTAATGTCCGTGGAATCTATTGGACCCGTCCTGATGATTCAGGTAAAGAAGAACAAAGATGTGAGAAAGTTGAAGAAGAAGAATACACCGAAATATGTCCAGAATTTAAAGGAACGTATGTTCAAACTCTTTACGATTACTTAAAGTTAAGATTCAAACTAGGTCGTGTTCGTTTTCTAATGAAACCACCTAGAAGTTGTTTAAGTTGGCATAGAGATCCAGACAAAAGATTACATATTCCTATTACTACAAATAAAGGCTGTAAGATGGTTATTGAAGATGAAGCGTTCCATATGCCAGCAAATGGTAATGGTTATATAACTGACAATACTAGATATCACAATTTCTTTAATGGAGGCGAAACGCAAAGAGTTCACCTAGTTGCGGTGTTGTTAAATGACGAAAATGATGATTATTTTATGAAAGAAGATTATTAATCTTTTTCAGCGTACAATGCTTGAGAGTATAATGCTAAAATAAACATAGCAATACCTAATAATGATAATGCTCCACAAGCAAACCAATTATCGTTCATTGGAATACCTTTATAACCACCGTCAATTGCACCAACAGCGCCTATAAACATCAAAGTACCTAATATTGAACAAATAATTGTTGTATATTCATATAGTTTTTTCATAATGTTTCCTTTTTTTCAACTTATACGATAAATATATACTAAAAATACAAGAAAGTCAAGGGAAAAATTAAAAAAAATGCAAAAAATCAATATTTTTTTAATTCTTTGTTCTCTTTTTGTTCTAGTTTCTTGTGGAAATCTAAAAAATTGTAAATTTTCGCCTGATTATGAACGAATCGGTAAATCGGCAACTGAAAATGCAAATAATTTAATGGAAACCGACATAAGAAGTGCCATAGCTCATTGTAATTTCTAATATAAATATACTATTATGACATATTGCAATAATTGTGGGAGAAAATCCCATTGTGGAAAAATCTTATACGAAATGATGGAGACTTTTCGTTTAGAAATCTGTAAATTTTGTAGATGTGAAGATAAAAAATGTAAAGTGAAAAGGAATAAACAAGATGGCAAAGGAAAGAGTATTTAAATTTACCGATGGTAAAGAAATAAACGAAGAGATAACTTCTAATAGTTGGAAAAAAGCAGTTAAATCTTTTCAAAATAAAGTAAAAAGTAAATTAATCTATATTGAATGGATTAGTAAAAAAGGCGTAGAGATGACAAAATGGCAAACACTACCAATAGGTAGAGAAAAGAAGTTAGGTAAGTAATGGCAAATATTGATACGTTAGTTGAAGAGTTAGGAAAGTTAACTGTACTAGAAGCTGGTGAATTAGCAAAGAAATTAAGTAAAGAATGGAATATTGATTTAGATAATTTAGCACAAGCAGGCGCACCTGCTCAAGCAGCTGCTGAAGCTCCATCTGAATTAAAAAAGATTACATTAAAATCATTTAAAGAAAACTCAAAAATACCTGTTATCAAAGTAGTAAGAAGTATATTAGATTTAGGTCTATTAGAAGCAAAGAATTTCGTAGAAGCTTTACCTAAAGAGATTAAATCTGATTTAGAAAAAGACGAAGCTGATAAGATAGTTAAAGATTTAGAGGCTGCAGGTGGGGAAGTAGAAGTTAAGTAATGCCAGCAGTAAGTAGAGAAGGTGATGAATTATCAACAGGTCATATCTGTACATCAACAACAATATTAGATACACCTCAACAATCTACGGTTAGAGCAAATAGTATTTTAATTGCTAGAGTTACCGATCCTACTATAGCTCATCCAGCACCTCCAATGCCTCCTTGTCCAGACCACGTTAAATTTGTTAATGTAGGTTCTTCAACCGTTAGAGTACATAGTCTATCTGTTGCTAGAATTGGTGATAGTACAGACGCAGGACAAATGACTAAAGGTTCTCCAAATGTTTTTGCAGGTGGCTAGTTAAAGCCATATAAATATTAGAGTTATGGCAATATACGACTCATCAAGTACGAATAAAAGTAAAAGGAATTCAAGAAGATTCAAGGATATAGACCTTGATTTTGGAAGAAACCAGGTTACTAATGATGTCAATACCGTTGAAAACGTTATTGCTATTAAAAGAGCTGTAAAAAACTTAATACAGACAAATTTTTATGAGAGACCATTTCATCCTGAATTAGGATGTGGTATTAGAGGTTTATTATTTGAAAATTATACTCCTATTACAGGAATATTCTTAAAAAGAAAAATTGAAGAAGTAATAACAAATTATGAACCTAGAGTACAACTAGACTCTGTTAGTTTAGATGATGATCCAGATAGAAACAGATTAGTATGTGATATATATTTTTATGTTCACGGTATACCAGGTCCTCAACAGGTTACAACAATGCTACAAAGGTTAAGATAATAGATGTCGCAACACAAATTAAATATATCAGATTACGATTTTGATTTAATCAAAGCTAATTTAAAAACATTTTTACAAGGTCAAAAAGAATTTCAAGACTATGATTTTGAAGGATCAAGTTTAGCAATTCTATTAGATGTATTATCTTATAACACACACTATCTTGCTTACTTGGCTAATATGTCTAGTAATGAAATGTTTTTAGATAGTGCTGATATTAGAAATAATATTGTATCATTAGCAAAAATGTTAGGATATAAACCTAACTCTCCACACGCACCAATGGCTCAAATAGATGTTAAATTAAATACTGGCACAGGTTCATCGGTTACAATGGATAAAGGAACAATATTTACAACTAAAGTTAACGATACGGATTATCAATATGTAACCAATGAAGATATTACAATTTCTCCAATTAATGGTGTTTATCAATTTAATAATGTAAAAATTTATGAAGGTACATTGGTAACTTTTAAATATACTTTTAATGAAAGTGATGTAGACCAAAAATTTATTATACCAAGTACAGACGCTGATACAACAACATTAAAAGTTTCAGTACAAACTAGTGCTACAGATACTACAGAAAAAACTTATAATTTAGCAGGTGGTTATAATGATGTATCAAGTGATACAAGAGTTTATTTTTTACAAGAAGGATCAGATGGAAAATTTGAAGTTTATTTTGGTGATGGTATTGTAGGTAAAAAATTAGATGATGGTAATATAGTTATATTAGAATATATTGTTACCAATAAAGCAGATTCAAATGGTGCTTCAAAATTTTCATTATCAGGAAACATTGATGGCAATACAGATGTTACCATTACAACTGATTCAGTTTCGCAAGGTGGTGCAGAAGCTGAAACAAATGACTCAATAAAATTTAATGCACCTTTACAATACGCAGCTCAAGATAGAGCAGTAACCGCTACTGATTACGAAACGTTAGTTAAATCAATTTATCCTAATGCTCAATCTGTAAGTGCTTGGGGTGGAGAAGATGATGAAACTCCAACTTATGGTGTTGTAAATATTTCAATCAAAGCAAAATCTGGTTCAGTATTAACAGACTCAACTAAAACAGATATAGTAACCAAATTAAAACCATACAACGTTGCTTCTGTAAGACCTGTTATAAAAGATCCAGAAATAACTAACATACTAATAACTTCTAATGTTAAGTTTGATGAAAAGGCTACTACAAAAACTGCTGACAATTTAAAAACAGATGTTATTACAACATTAACAAATTATAATACAGGCACTTTACAAAAGTTTGACGCAATATTCAGATATTCAAAAGTTGTAGGTTTAATAGATGGTACAGATCCAAGTATCTTATCTAACATAACAACAATAAAAGCAAGAAAAGAATTTACACCAACAATTTTAACATCTTCAAAATATAATGTGTATTTTAGAAATGCATTATATAATCCACATACAGGACATAATAAAGATGGTGGTGGTATTTTAAGTTCAACAGGATTTAAAATTGATGGTAATGATAATGAAATGTTTTTAGATGATGATGGTTCTGGAAATGTTCGTATGTATTATATGGCAAGTGGTGTAAAAAATTATATTAATAATACGCAAGGTACAATTAATTATTCAACAGGTGCTATTACAATCAACTCATTAAATATTGCTAGTATATCAAATATTAGAGGTGTTGCTTCAACTACAATTGAATTAACGGTACGACCAAGTTCTAATGATGTTGTTCCAGTTAGAGACCAAATTATAGAAATTGATGTTGCAAATTCCAATATAACAGTTACCGCTGATAGTTTTGTAGGAGGAAGTGCTGAGGCAGGTGTGGGATACACAACTACTTCCAGCTACTAATGAATAATGGCAAAGTTTAATGATAAAATTTCAAACTTACTTAGCAATCAACTACCCGAATACGTAGTTAGTGACCACCCAAAGTTTAAAGAATTTCTTAAAGTCTATTATCAATTATTAGAATCTGCTCAGATATCGGTTACTTCTGTTAAATCTACAGAAGGTATCTTATTAGAAACAGAAACAAATCAAGCAAACAATCTTGTATTGGACGCAAGTAGACTTGATACAGCAAGAACATCTTTAGACGCTGGTGATAAAATTATATTTGAAACTTATTCAGGTACTGAATATGGAAAATTTACAAGAGGTGAAACAATTACAGGACAATCTTCTGGTGCAACTGCTGTTGTATTAACAGAAGATTTAGATAAAGGACGTTTATTCATATCTGCTCAAAACAAATTTATTAAAGGTGAAACAATTGTAGGTGGTTCTTCTAATGCATATGCAACACTAGATAGTTATAGACCAAATCCTGTAAACAATATTGTTGACTTAATTAAGTTTAGAGATCCAGATGGAACAATTGACCAGTTCTTATCAAATTTTAGAGATGAGTTTTTACAAACTTTACCTGAAGCATTAGCAAACGGTGTTGATAAAAGAAGTTTAATTAAAAATGTTAAATCTCTTTATCGTTCAAAAGGAACACAAAGAGCTCACGAAGTATTTTTTAGATTATTGTTTAATGAAGAATCACAAACGTTTTATCCTAGAGAACAAATATTAAGATTATCGGATGGTAAATATGATACATTAAAAGTTTTAAGATGTATTTTAGATGTTGGAATAATTGCAGATTTGGTTGGAAGAAAAATAACTGGTGCAACTAGTAATGCTGTTGCTCTTGTTGAAAGTCTTGCTAGTTTTCAAATAGGTGCTGATACTGTTTCTGAATTAGTTTTGAATTCAGATAGTATGGAAGGAAATTTTCAAATAGGAGAACAAATACAAGGTACTGGTTCAGATGAAGATGATTATTTTATTAAAGCAACTATAACAGGTATACCTGGTACTAAAACAATTACAAATGATGGTGCATTAAATTTAACTTCTGATACTATTAAAGTAAATGCAGGTGGTACTGGTGCTATATTTACCGTTGATGAAGTTGGTAATGGAAATATTACAGATATAGTTGTTGATAATGAAGGAACAAATTATTCAATAGGTGATAAATTAATATTTGATAATACAGGAACAAATGGTAATTATGCAGCTGGTTTCATAAGCAATATTAATGGAAGTATTGCAGGAGAAACAGCAACAAATGCTGACCAAATTATTTTAGAAGATGGTACAAACTCTATGGACTCTTATTCAGGAAGTGCCATAATGCAAGAAAGAGGAACAGGTAATGGAACAATTGACAAAATATATATTTCAAATAAAGGTTCTGGTTATAGTTCTTTACCTACGGTAACTATAGATACTTCAACAGGTAATAGTGGAACATTAAGACCTTGGGGTGATGACATTGGAAGAATTATTGCATTAAAAACTTCTGAATTAGGAAAAGCATATCAAACAAGTCCTGCACCAACTTTACAATTTTTCAATAGTGTATTATTAAAAGGTTCTACAGGAGCATTTAATATAGGAAGTTCTTGTACGTCAGCAAGTGGACAAGGAACAATTGTTTCTTGGGATTCAAATAAAAAGATTTTAAGAATAAAAAATATAACAGGTTCGTTTCCAGTAGGTGAAGTTATATCAGCAGATTCAGGTGGTTCAGGAACTATTGCAAAAAATGATGTTGCAACAGCTACAGTTAATGTAGTTGCAATTTCAGATACAGATGGAAGATTTATTAATGAAGATGGTAAGTTATCTGAAACTACAATGAGAGTACAAGATAGTAAATACTATCAAGATTTTTCTTATGTATTAAAAGTTGCTCGTTCTATTGCAGTATGGAGAGATTCATTTAAAAAGACAATGCATACAGCAGGATTTTATTTTACAGGTCAAGTTGATATTGCAAATAGAATTGATGTTAGAGCAGCTTTACCTATGGTTGGTTCAGTTTCTGGATCAGTTGAGATACCTTTATTCCAAATATTAAATACTTTATTCTCTACAATATTTGGCAGAAGATTAGGAACTGTAGATGATGGAACATCTTTAAGACCTAAAGCACACGAAGGTGGAACAATATATATGCCAGAAGATAATATTGAACACTTTGCAGCTAATCAAAGAGATTTAACTTTAACAAGACCTGGATTACATATTGATTATGTAAGTAGAAAAAGAACAACGATAGATGGAGTTCAATTTAGACAAGGATACGCATACGCAGGACCACGTTGGACAACACTTAACAAATATGCTAATACAATATTCAATACATCAATTGCAGGTACTGGACATACGTTTCAACAATTACACGCATTAAAAGTATTTGGAACAAGGTCTGCTTTAGATGGAAGAGCTGGTGCTTTTTTATTATCTTCTCATCCTGAAGGAAAAGATGTTAAGTCTAAACTTGCTATTCCGTCAATATTAACTTATAGTAATAACGAATTTAGTAATACGGTTACTAACTTTGCTCAAACAGGTCCAACTTTTGATGATACAACACCATAGAAACATTATAAATAGTAGAAACAAATAGAGAAATTTAAATGGTAAAACAATTAATCAATAGAGGATCAGCAGCTAATGACGGAACAGGTGATAACCTACGTAATGCTGGTCTAAAAATCAACGATAACTTTAATGAAATCTACACAGCTGTAGGTGATGGTACTAATTTAACAGGTTATATAAGATTTAGTGATGGTACAACTAACGTTGACCGTAATTTAGGACAAGATATTCAGTTTATAGGTGGTACTGGTATTAACTCAACAATATCAGGAAATCAAATAACTTTAGCTGTAGATGGTACAATTGTAACCACTACATCAACAAACGCACTTTCAAATAAAACTATTGATTTAACTGATAACACAATTACAGGAACATTAGCAGAATTTAATACAGCAGTTTCAGACGGTACTTTAGCTTCAACTGCTGGTTCTGAAACACTTACTAACAAGACTATTAATTTTGCAGATAACACAATTACAACTACAACAGCAGGTTTTAATACTGCTTTAACAGATGGAGATATTGCTACATTAGCAGGATCTGAAACATTAACAAACAAAACATTAACAAGTCCAGTTATTAACTCTCCAACAGGAGATGTTGCAACTAAAACTGGAGTACAGACTTTAACAAATAAAACACTTACAAGTCCTACAATTAACGGTGGTACTTTAAGTGGAATTAATCTATTTACCGTTGCAGATACATCATCAACGGTTTCAACAATTACTAGTGGAGATGTTTTAAAATTAATTGGTGGTACTGGAATAACAACAACTGTAAGTGGTGATGAGGTTACGGTAACTGCTTCAGGACTTACAAATGCTTCATTAAGCGGAAGTGCTGGAATTACAAATGCTAATTTAGCAAATGATTCAGTAACCGTAGGTTATACAGCAATTGCTTTAGGATCTAGCGCAACAACTGTAAATGGTTTATCTATTACAGGTAATGCAACACTACAATGTTCTGGTAATGCAAGTGCTATTGGATTTAATCACGCAAACTTTGCTAGTTTTCCAGCAGCTGCAACTTATCCAGGTTCTCCTGCAATTGATGAAACAACAACAAAACTTTATATGGCTTCTGGTTCTGGTTGGATTGAATTATTATCAGAAAACTCAGCTGTAGAAAATTTATCTAATGTAAATACAACAGGAATTGCAGATGGACAAGGACTTGTTTGGAGTTCTTCTAATACAAGATTTGAGGCAGGTTCAGTTGGTGGGGCACCTGCTAGATACGAAGACGCAACAGCAAGATTAGCAGTAACCGCTAATAGTTCAACTTCATATAGATTTACTTCTCATTATGGAAATACTGACAACCCAGCAATTTATACAAGACAAGGTCAAACTATTGCTTTTGATTTAAGTGGTTTATCTGGATCACATCCATTTGTATTACAAACTTCAAGTGGTGCTTATAATTCAGCAAATAGAATTTCAACTGGTTTAGTACACGTAGAAAATGGAACGGTTACAACTGGATTAAATGCTCAAGGAAAAACTACGGGTACTTTATTCTGGGAAGTGCCACACGACCAAGATACAGTTTATTATGTATGTACTGCTCATAGTGCTATGGCAGGTACGGTAGTTGTTAATAAAAAAGGACAAGGTTTAGAGGCCTCATCAATGTGGTTATTAACATCCAATTTAGCATTAACTGGAAACTCTAGTTTTGCAGATATAACTGCTAACCTTTCAGAAAGTTCTTTAACAGGATATGGAAGATTAGGTGACGCTATGACTGAATCATCTGGAGAATTTACTTTTCCATCTACTGGTATTTGGGAAGTAGAAGCAGTATACAACTTTAGTGGTTCTGATGGTTATGGAAGAGGTGAAATTAAAGTAACCACTAATAATTCAACATATTCAACGGTTGCTCAATCGCAAGAAGAAACTGATAATGATGAATACGCAAGTATGGCATTGATGGCACAAGTTGATGTAACCGATACATCACAAGTAAAAGTCAAGTTTACACAAGGTGGAACCGCAACATCATTAGCAGGTGATTCAGGTTTTATGAGAACAGGATTTAAATTTAAAAGATTGGGAGATACATAAGATTTTTAGTATAAATATATGAAAGAGGATAATAAATGCCAGCAATTATAACGAATAGATTTAGAATACACAACTCGGAGCAATTCCAAGAAGCTTTTTCTGAAGCTTCAGGAAATACTTTTTATCTAGGTATAGGAAGACCGCAAGGTTTTGCTACTTCTACAAGAGCAGACGGAAGAACAAATAACGAAGGTACAGACGCTTTACCAATTACACCATCAGACAACGAAAATACACAAAATTACACATTTGACGATATGTTGGCTTGTAAAAAAGTAGCAGCTTCTAACGTTTCTTTTGTAATTCCAAGAAGAAACTGGACAACTGGCACAGTCTATGATTATTACAGACACGATTATGGAGATTATATAACAGGTGGAACAACAGCGCAAACTTCAAATAGTGGTGCAGCTACTTTATATGACGCAACTTTCTATGTTTTATCTTCTGCTAGAAACGTATATAAGTGTTTAGATAATAATAATGGATCAACTTCAACTGTAGAACCTACAGGAACATCAACAACAATTTTATCAACTGCTGACGGATACAAGTGGAAATATATGTACACTTTATCTGCTTCACAACAAGCAGATTTCTTATCTGTAGATTTTATGGCAGTTTCAACAAACTCAACAGTATCATCAGCTGCTATTGATGGTGCAATTAATGTAGTTAAAGTTAAAACAGCAGGTTCTGCTGGTACAGACGGAACACACACAGGAATTCCAATAAGAGGTGATGGTTCAAATGGTGCAGTATCGGTAACAATTAGTTCTGGTGCAGTTTCGGCTGTGACCGTTACCAACGTAGGATCAGGATATACATATGGTTATATTAGACTTGCAGATATTAATTCTGCTGGTGCTGGTTCATTAATTAGTACAGAATTGGATTGTATAATTGAACCAAAAGGTGGTCACGGATTTAATGCAGTACAAGAGTTAGGTGGTTTCTTTGTAATGTTAAATACAAGTTTAGAAGGAACTGAATCAGCAAACTCTGGAGACGTAACCGTTGCTAACGATTTTAGAAAAGTATCACTAATAAGAGATCCTAAATCTGGAGGTTCAGCTGCTACGTCAACAACAATGAGAGCAACTACAGCAGTTGTTGGTTCAGGAAGTACAGGTTCGTTTTCTGTTGATGAAAAAATATCACAAGCAAGTACAGGTGCAGTTGGAAAAGTTGTAGAATGGGATCCAACAAATAAGATTTTATATTTCATACAAACAAGACACAATGATGAGGGAGTAGATACTAACGGTAATCAAACAGCTTTTAGTGGCACAAATATTATTACAGGTGCAGATACATCGGCAACATTAACACCTGATACGACAACAGGAACAGTTAATAGTCAATCATTTACAAGTGGATATTCTAGTTCAGAAATTGACCACGGTAGTGGAGACGTAGTTTATGTAGAGAATAGAGCGCCAATTACAAGAGCTGCAGACCAAACCGAGAATATCAAACTGATTATAGAATTTTAGGAGAGTTAAATGCCAAGTCCAACAGATTTTAACCTCTCTCCTTATTATGATGACTTTAACGAAAGTAAAAAGTTTCATAGAGTATTGTTTAGACCAGCATTTGCTGTTCAAGCGAGAGAGTTAACACAATCACAAACACAATTACAAAATCAAGTAGAGAGAGTATCAGACCATCTATTTGAAAAAGGTGCTATGGTTATACCTGGTGAAATCGGGTATGATTTAAATTATAGTTCAGTAAAACTTTCCGCAAAATCAAACTCAACATTAGCAGATTATAATGGAATAGAAATAACTGGCGCAACGTCTGGTGTAGTTGCAAAAGTTGTAGGTGTTGCAGTTGCAGACGGAACTGATCCAGATACTTTATTTGTAAAATATTCTAAAACAGGAACAAATAATTCAGCAGTAGAATTTTCAGCAAGTGAAACATTAAATTGTACAATTAATAGTTTGGCTGCTACAGCAACAGTTGATTCAGTTCATACAGGTTGCGCTGCTCAAGTTCAAAAAGGTGTTTACTATATTAATGGATATCACGTTGAAGTTTCTGAACAAACAATTGTTCTTGACAAATATACAAACACACCATCATATAGAATAGGTTTAACAATTACAGAATCTTTTGTAACCCCTAATGATGACGCAAGTTTAAACGATAATGCTCAAGGAACATCAAACGTAAATGCTCCTGGTGCTCATAGATTTAAGATTCTTTTAACATTAGCTAAAAAATCTCTTACTGCTACAGATGACGCAAACTTTGTAGAGTTATTAAGATTAAAAAATGGTATTATTCAAAACCAAGTTAGAACAACATCATACGCTGTAATAGAAGATACTTTTGCTCGTAGAACATATGACGAAAGTGGAGACTATGCAGTAAGAGATTTTGATTTAGATTTAAGAGAACATTTAATATCAGGAACAAATAGAGGTATATATTCAGCAGGAGATGGTGGATTAGAATCTAAAATAGCTGCAGGTATGGGACCTGGTAAAGCATATGTAAGAGGTTATGAAATAGAAACTATAGGTACAAAATTTGTAGATATTAATAAAACAAGAGAATTTGATACAGAAAACAATTTTAAAAGTAGATTTAATTTAGGAAATTATCTTGAAGTAAATAATGTATATGGTTCTCCTGATATTGGTTTTGTTTCTGGAGATTCAGAAGCATTTAAAAATATATCTTTATATGATACAGCAACGGATGCTAGAGGTACTCCTAATGTTGGTTCAGACTCAGGTATTAATCAAATAGGAAGAGCTAAAACAAGAGGATTTGAATATTCATCTGGAACAGCTGCAAGTAATATTTTTGCTAGTAATACAGCAACGTCTGCTGTTTATAAACATTATCTATTTGATATAGAAATGTTTACACACTTAAACATTTTAGAAGCACAAGCATTTACAACTGGAGAAAAAATAACTGGTGGTACTTCTGGTGCTACTGCTGTACTTCAATCAGTTTCAACAACTGAAACAAGTACAATTAATAATATAACTCAAGCAAATCCAACAGTTGTTCAAGCTACAGGCGCACACAACTTACAATCTGGTCAACAAGTTAAAGTTGCAGGTGTAGGAAGTGGTTGGGAAATTGATTCAAGTGTGGTAACTGGTGGAACATTTACAGTTAGAGTTGTATCAGGAACAGATTATAATTTATATAGAGAAGATGGAACAACTGCTATCAATTGTACAAATCCAGGTGCTGGTGGAACAGCAACACACGGAGTTGTTGTAGTTTCAAACGTACAAGGTGATTTCGTTGCAGGCGAAACAATAACAGGTGGTACTTCTGGTAATACAGCAACACTACAAGGAGACTCAATAGGATTTAAAGCAATTAGAAATTATGGACCAAGTGATATTAAACAAGTTGCAATGGCAGGTTCTCCTACATATACTTCGGATGTAAAAACAAAAGATGTTGTCTTAACAGGAACTGTATCCAATTCAAGTGGTACAAAAGTATTTCAAGGATTTGGTACAAGATTTACAGATGAATTAAAAGTTGGAGATAAAGTTTCATATAGAACGGATAATGGATTAATAGAAACAAAAATTATAGAGTTTATAGCAAGTGATACAAGTTTCAATACAACAGCTGCTTCTGGTGCAAACGTAACCAAATCAGATATAACTAGAGGAAGAGGTGAGTTAAAAGACGCAAACAAAAATATTTCTGTTTTTGAAATGCCAAATGAAACAATTAAAACTTTAAAAACAACTGTTAACTCTGGTATAACAGATACAAACTTTGCAATAAGAAGACACTTTACTCAAACTTTAGGATCAAATGGTGACGCAACTATAACAGCAGGAACAAATGAAACTTTTAGTGGATTAGTAGAAAAAGATTTTTCAGTTTCAATTATGGCTATGGGTTCTGGTTCAGCAAGTGCT